TTCCAGACCGCCGCGCCCGTCGTAATGTCCTGACAGATCCAGGAGGTGTCGGTCGTGGTGTTCGTCCAGAGGTCGTTTACTAGGTGGTTGATGCCATTCGTGCCAGCACCATCGTCGTTAACCCCTGGGTCCGTGGATGTGCTGATGCGGTTCTGAGGGACGATCCCCAGGTCGCTGTGAGCCTGAGTAACGATGTCCTCATGGGAGCATTGCTGAAGAGTTCCGTCCGCGTCCCAATAGACGAAGCGGTCAGCCGTCGCGCCCTGCGTGTCCGTCAAGCCGCCGATTACGGAGCGAAGGTTGGCGACGGTCAGCGAAACGAGGGAACTGATGTCCACACCATCGACATTGCCAACATTCGTAATCGCGTTCGTCCCCATGTCCAGGTCGCCCGTCATGGCTCGCGTCCCGGCCACTAGCAGATACTGCGTATGGTCATCGTCGGCTAGGCCAGTCAACGCTCCGTGGTCAGCCGCGCCGCCACCAGCATCATCCCAAGTGCCGGATGTGCTGTTGTAGTACTTGAACACATCCTCGTCGTGAATGTAGATCGTCATGCCGCCGACAGGCGAGAAGAAACGCCAGCCGAGGCCCGTATTCCAGAGCGCGAGGTTGCCGTCCTGCCCAGCCCAATCGCCCGTCGCAGACGCTGCAACGATGTAGAGCGCACCGTCGCTAGGCGAGCCAGGGGGCGCGGTCAGGTCGCGGTCTTCGACTTGGCCAGGGAGCAGCGCGTCGATTTGCTTAAAGGTGTCATTAACAGTCGATTCGCTGTTGGTCGCACCTTCGACCAGGACGGGGAAAACGAGCTTCGGAGTAGTCATCAGTCTTGGCGTTCAGCGTACAGAGTCGCGGAGGGTGTCGGCGTTCCTGCACCTCCGGCGTTGGCCGGGATCTTCCATTCGCCAGCCGTCCCCCAGTTGACGAGGTTCGATATCTGCCGGACGCGGCAGTAGATCAACGCGCCAGGGGTGTATCCGTCCGCCGTCTGCTGCGCGGCGGTGTAGGTGACGGAGGTGGCCCCCGTCGCGGTGATGGTGCGAAGCACCGTGCGAGGTAGCGGCTCGCTCAGAATCTCCACAATGTAATCGTCGCGGTCTTCGCCCTTCGGATGGGCAAGCGTTCCGAGCAATCGAACTTCCGACCTCGTGCGGCGATCCCAGGAGATCGTCAGGTCGTTGCCGCTGTCACGCACTCCCCGAACATTCGTCGGGGCAAACGGCGTGACATTCTTTGCCAGGAAGGTCATCGAGACATCCTCAGCTTCCGTGACATCGCCGCCGAAGGTCACGGCTCGCCACACCAGCGTCTTGTTGATGTCGGCGTGGCGCAGCAGCACTTGCTGCACGGCATCGTTCACCAGCACCACGCGGTCGCCCGAGGTGCGGTTGGCAATCTCGTTCTCAGTCCCTCGACGGCCACGGGTTAGATCCGAGTGCCAGTAAACACCGCTGGCCGTCTCGTCCGTCGAGCCGAAGTCCGCAGACAGCGGGTTCGTGGAGATCGTGGCGAACTCCACCACCTCGTCACCGACCACCATGCGGTTCTCGCCAAGCTGGACTAGCTCTTCCGTCGTGCTGGTCGGCGCGAACTCGTCGTACCAGAGAATCGGCATCTCGCTCAGGCGATCCCACGACACCGATAGCTGCGAGCCGTCATCGACCAGCGTGGCCCCGGATATGCCCTCCGCGCTGATGCCGTTGAGGAAGTCGTTCTCCGTCGCCATCAGGAAGCCAGCCGTGCAATGAGCCGTCAGCGTGGCCGCAAGCTCAAAGGTCGTGCCTCCGTCGCGGCTCAAGTAGACCTGAATGGGCGGGTCTGCTTGGACGCGCTGGCCCGTAGTCGTGCCGCCGATATCGTCAATGCCCGTCCCCTGCGCCTTGCTGCCCGTGCGAGCCGCGACATAGACACCCGGATAGGACTCTTCGCCGGGGCGAAGGGCCGGAACATCCATGATGTGCAGATCGACTGCCGGGGCGATGTAAAGCTGGCTGCGCGTTCCTGCTGGCATCAGACCGTCCACTCCGAGTAGTCCTGCTCGACCGCGAGATCTAGCTGCGCCTCGATCTCAAGCAGGAAGTTCGCGCCCAAGTCCACCTTGCGGATCAGGGCAGGGTAAGTCTCGCCGCCCGTCGTGATGTTCACGCGGTCGTTCTCCTGAAGCCAGATGTAACGCGGCGGCAGCGTGAAGCTGAAGGTCAGGGTGTTGGCGTTGGCTTCCGAGAGGATGCGCCAAGCGATCTGCCGCGCATCGTTCTCCGTCATCGTCATTGCGAAGTTCAGGGACAGCCTGTTTCGGCGTTCGTTCGTGTCGTACCGCTCCCCAGCATCGTCTGAGAGAAGGTGCGCCCGAGCCATGCCGCGACCCAGGTTGCCGTCGTTAAAGTCCGTGAAGGTCACCTCGACTTCGGCAGGGATCTCTTCGGTCGGAAGCTCGCTGACCGTCACGCGGCCACCGCCAACGGTGTCGCCCTCCGTTGCGCCGATAAAGTCATCTTCCAGGTCCGTTGTCGCCGCAACATTGTCGGCGCGGTCCTTGAAGTAGATCGTTCCGCCGCGCTCCTGCGCGATGACATCCTGCGCCAGCAGGATCGGCTGCAATGCTTTCGCCACTTCGGTCGGGCCGTTCAGCGTGAAGCCGAGGATCGTGGCCGTGTTATCGACATCCGTGCAGTCGTATTCGCTTGCGCCGAGGCCAGCTTGGAGCAGGATGTGTTCGATGATGCCTTGCGTGTCGCGCAGCGAGGTGTCCGAACTCACGACATAGCGCACCGAAGGCAGCCTTCCGCCGAACTCGTTGAGGATCAGGCGGGTCAGCGGCATGAACGCGCAGTCCGACCACGCTGGGGCGTTCGTCTCGCCCACCTCGTTCTCGTAGGGCGTGTAGTTGTTCGTGTGGTCGCCCAAGCGCGGAGCCGGATCTGCGCCGACCCAGAGGCCCGAGGCCCAGCCAGCGTTCGCAACGCCGTTGAAAGTGATGGTGTCGCTTGTTCCAATCGGGCGGTCGTAGAAGCCGTTGTTCTGCGTGTCGTACTCTTCGACCTTGCCAAGCTGCATACGCCACGCCGGAACCTTGCGATAGGCGGCCCCATAGCTGGGGATAATCAGTTCCTCCACCTTGTCGATGATGCGGTCGTTGGAGTCGTTGTTGACCGCGTTGCCGAAGCCCGTGATGTCGATGACATCGCCCGAGTCGAACTTGGCCCAGATGTCCGCCTTGATCGTGGCGTTGACCGTCTCATCGAAGCAGATCCAGGCGTTGCTCGACCCGCCCCCCTGATACAGCACCATGCAGCCGCTGCCTTGGATGTTTGTGGGCGGGGTGGTTGCAGCGTTCACATAGACGCGCTTCTCATTGAAGAAGACCTGATCGACCGAAGCGATCTTGCCCGGACTCCACTTCTCGCCCAGGTAGCAGATCGCATTCGCCGCGATGGTGTCGTAGCGGTAGTTGGTCTGCGAGCCGGACTTGCCAACGCGCTTCGTGTTGGCGACCTCGTTGAAGTACTGACTGACCCACACATACTGGCCGCCCACGACCGCGTACTGGCCGAACACCATCGGCACGGGGTCGCCCTCGTCTGCGCCGCTGATGTTGACCTCGCCCAGCTTCGCGCCCTCCACCGTGTCAGGCGGGAACAGCGTCGGCATGATCAGCCAGTTGTCGATGATGCTGCCCGTGATCGCTGCGACCGCGTAGACGCTCGCGCTCGATCCTGCCGCCGCTGCCGTAAACGCTACTGTTGCCATTCTTTTAGCCCCCAATATGCGACCACGCGCCGCTTCCACGACGCTCCGAAGGTTTCGCGCACGACCTTTTTCGTGCCTTGACTCGCGTGGATCAGATCGAAGCCGCCAGCCACCGGGACGAGGATGCCCATGTGCCGCGCCTTGCCTCGCGTCTTAACATAAAAGGTCACGACGCAGCACGACTCAGGGCTGGGGATCTGGACAAAGTAGCGGTCAAGCAGTTCGTCCATGAGCCGCGAATAGTCCGAGTGCCACGCATAGCGGTTCTCATGCGCCAAGTCGATGCCCCCTGCGAGGTACGCCTGATGGATCACGCCAGCGCAATCCACGCCAGAATCCGCTCGCCCCTGCATCCTGAACGGAGTGCCGAGCAGATCCCATGCGCCGTCGATGACGAGGTGCTTTGGGTCAGACACGGTAGGACGCGCCTCCTTGCGCTACGCGGCCAGCCCCCGGCATATGCGGCGCACCGCCGAACCGAAGGTGGTTGTCCACGCCCCCGGCGAGCGTGGTGGATTGGCAAGCGGTGATCGTGCGCTCGCAGCCAGCGAACACATCGACCAGATCGCCGCCAGAGATTGCCGCTCGCGTCGGGATCTGAAGTTCCAGCGTCATCGGGTTGAAGCCTGTCCCCGGAAATGACTTCTTGACAGGGTAGGTCTGCCCCGCGTTTGCGCCCGTTGCCCAGCGGATATGCCCAGCCTTGAAGTAGTTTGCGACCTCGCCCGTGCCGTCGTAGGTTGCCCCTGCGTCGAAACTAAAGATCGTTCTCGGATAGTCGGGGTCAACCGCTGTCACGATCTGGCCGGGGAAGGTGGTCGTGCCGGGGGTCTGCGCGATGCCGCAGCCCTCGTCCATGAAGGTATGCCAACAGGTCCGCGACCACCGCTTGCCGATCTTGCGCTGAAGCTCGCTCGCCTTGTTGACCACCGTGGCCGTCCAGCGTTCCTCGTCGTACTGGAAGTCCGTTAGGCGGTACTGGTTGTGGCGGAAGAAGCCCAGCCACGGGTACTGCCAGTCGCAGTAGGCGATGTCCACGATGGCGTTCTGGTACAGGCCAGCGCGGAGATCCGCGTCCGAGATCAGCGACGAGTCGATCAGAGCTTCAAGCTCCATGCTCTGCTTCTTCAGCGCGGCCTCTTGGCGGATCGCCGTGCCAAACACGCCCGTCGAAGGCGTGTAGGTGTAGTCGCCCGAGAACGGGTCCGCAGAGCCGTCCAGGAATCCCTCCCTGCACACGATCTCCTGGTCGTGGTCCGTGAGCCGGAGAACGGTCCCATCGCGCCGTGTGACGCGGTAGATGCGCGTCAGGCGGAGCGTCTGACCATCGAGCAGCGATTGCAGGGCTTCTTGCGTGTCGTGTGCCATCAGGGTCCAAGATTCGCGTTCACCATCGCGGGGCTGTTGTTTGTTTGGATACCGAACATCGACCAGAGTTCCAGGTCAGGGCGAAGGCAGCAGATGAAGCATTGGTTGTAGGCGAGCGCGTTCTGCGGCCCCGCCTCGCCAACGAAGACTCCGGCGTTGGAGTAGAACTTCACGCCGTAGGTGGCGTTGTCCAGGTTCTCCACGAAGTAGTGGATGCCGCCAGCCGGGATGCCAAGCTCGCTCGCGTCGGGGAGTCGGACATGGGCTGTCGCCGTGTTCGGAGTGAACCGCCAGATGCGGTAGGTGTCCCAGATGTACTCGCTGTCCAGGTCGTAGGGGCTGCCCAGCGTGTAGACCGATCCGTCCAGATCCTTGTTCTGAACCGAGCCGCCGTAGAAGTCCAGCATCGTCACCATCAGCCCCACACGCGGAACTCCCGCGTCCCTCCCGTGATGACAAGATTGATGATGCAAGCCTCATCGGCTTGGAGCGTTTGTAGCGTCGTGCCGTCGTACTTCTTCACGATGGTCGAGCCAGCGGTTCCCGTGTGCTGCACGATGAAGTACGGGCCTCCCAGCGCGTAGAAGTTCGTCGGCTGCGGGAGCGTCAGGTTGATCGAGCCAGAGCTTTGCGCCGTCCAATGAACGCGGCCCCCGGAAACGGTGATCGCGCCGTCTGCGGAGTGCTGCTTCGCGCCGCCGTAGTTGTAATCGTCCGGGCTGGCGAGAACATCGCGGATCTCGACAATCGGGATCTGGCCGATGGTTCCCGTCTCAAAGCTGTCGTGGCTGATCGACAGCACCTCGTCTCCGACATCACCGAAGCGCACCGGGACATCGAACTCAAAGCCAGCGAAGATTTCCAGGCCGTCCGCCGTGCCGTCCGTGATCGTGACGATGCCCGTCGTGGTGTCCACCGTCCAGCCGGACAGCTTCTCCGCGCCGCCCCAGCCAACCTTCACCGTGCCGGAAACGGGCTTCGTGATGTTGCGGTAGCGCGTGGTCGCGCCGACCGTGTACGCCTTGCGAAGCTGGATCGTGTCCGTCGCCGTGCCGAAGGTTCCCAGGCTTTGGTCGTTCCAGGCCGGAGCCGTCCCCAGGTCGGGGCCGCGCCCCGTCGCGTCGGATGAGAAGTCCATCCAGTCCTTCCAGCGGAAGCCGTCAGCGGGGCCGCGTGTCGCGTGGTACAGATCCAGGATTGTCTTCAGGTCTGCGTAGTCGGACACGCCGTAGCTCGCGTCGTATCGGTGACGAGCGTTGTTCCAGCGAGCAATGCGGATCTCCTGGCCGCTGTCGAGCGTCAGGATCTGCGTCGAGTAGCCGGGGCCACCGCTTGAGCCGTAGCTGATGTCGGTCGGGAACTGAGTTTCAAGGAAAGCCATCAGATCGTGTTGCGGTTCAGGCGCGTGGTAGCGCGTTCAAGGTCGTTGATGATCTGCCCACGCGAGCGGCGGAAGCTGTCCGCGTCCTTTGCGTTGACCGTCATCTGAACGGTGATGTTCGGACGGGACGCGCCTCCGTCCGCCACCTTCACGCCGAGGTTGCCACGGCTGTCGCGGCCAATCGGCATGATCGCCTCCGGGCCAGCCTCGCCCATGATGCCCATGCCCCCGGCGTACAGGAAGCTCGTCGGGCTGCCGACGATGCCGCCGCTGGCAAAGCGTTGACCCGCTCCGCTGAAGATGTTGCCACGGGCCGAGGGCTGAGTTCCGAAGGTGTTGCTAAACGCGCCAGAAAGGTCGGTTCCGCTTCCCGTGTCGCCGCCAGCCACGCCGATGCCGAAGAAGGCATCCATCAGGGCTTTCTTCAGGATCAACTCGGTCATCGCCGCTAGCATCCGTCGTGCGAACTGCTCAAAGGCATCCGCCGCGCTTTCCGCGCCCGTGATGATGTCCGCGAAGCCGTCTACGAAGGCATCTTGGAACTCCAGCATCAGTTCGCGCTGGTCGCGGAGCTTCTGCAACGCCTCTTCCTGGGCGACAAGGGCAGCCGTGTACGCCATGATCTGCTCCGTTTGCTGCGCGTCCGCGCCTTGCAGCAGCGTGGCTTGCTGGATGTAAAGCTCGCGGATGCGCCACGCCTTCTCGTACTCGTCGGCGGTCGCGCCCATCAGGCTCTCTTCAAACTCGCCAGCGAGCATCTGACCGCGCATCCCGGCGATGCCAGCGTCGATGCGATCCTTGCGAAGCTCCTGCTTGCGGATGGCCGACTGAATGAACGCATCGTATTCACGGGCAGCTTGCGCCGCTTCACGCTCCGCCTCCGCCTTTTGTTCAGCGGCTTCCGTGATCGAGCGAGCGAGGGCAAGCCGCTCCTGCTCCTGCCCCAAGATCCTCCGCCCTTCGGCAGATGCTGCGTCAATGCCAGCCCGCTCAAGCTCAATGCGCTTGCGCGTCATCGCAGCCGCGTCTTGACCGCCCTCGACAAGCGAGCGCACGATCTCAAGCTCATCGTCGGACTTTTGCAGGAGTTCGCGCTTGAAGTTCAGATGCTCCCAGTTGACATCGGCCAGCCGATCCATCAAGCCCAGCAAGCGGCTGCGCGACTCGACTTCTTGTTCGACCGCTTGGTTCACCCCGTCCTGGGCAGCCGCGATGTCAGCAATCTCCTGCTTGACGCGCTTCACGACCGACTCGGCGGTGGCGAAGTTCTCGTTGGTCTTGCCCCGGATCTCAAGTGCCTCAAACTCCGACATATCGAAGCCAGCGTCTTCAAGAGCGGAGCGACCGACATACGGGCGGCCCGTGCCGACACGGCCTTCAGCGAAGGCCAGCAGTTCGGTCAAAGCTTTCTGGCGAGTGCTTTGCCCCGAGGCCAAAAGGTCTAGCTCGTCACGAAGCCGCTTGACCGCGCCAGCCGAGTTGGCAGCCTCGACCGTCATCGAGCGGAGATCCATTGCGATCAGGGCCACCGCGCCAGCAAGCGGGATGAACGCCGTCTGAAGGGTCAGGCCAGCAGCGGCGGCAGCGGACAGCGAGGTTGCGAGCGAGGTAAACGCCCCGGCCAACGCGCCAACAGCGGCGATGACTCCCCTGGCGGCTAGCGCGGCCATCAGCCCCGCCAGGATCTGCGCCTCCGCGCTTGCGTCACCCAACGACCCCTCAACGCCAGCGACGATGTTGATGACCTCCGCGAAGGCATCCACCGTTCGCTTCAGGACACCCAGAACGCCAGCCTCGCCCGTCGCGTTCGTCAGGTTGTCAAAGGCGTTGCTCAGGAGCGTGACGCGAGCCGTGAGCGACTGCGCCGCAGCTTCGGCCTCTTCGTTCAGCGCGGTGTTCGCGTCGTAGGCTTCGTTGGCGATCCCGAGATCCCGCGCCAGAATTTCGTAGCTCGTTCCCAGCGATTGCAGGACTCGGATGTTCTCCGTGCTGGCGAGGCCCACGCTTTCCAAGGCTTCGACAGCCGACCCGCCCTCGTCGTTGATTCGACCGAGGCCAGCAAGAAACGCCTGAAGGCCGCGCAGCGCACTTGACGAGTAGAGCTTGGCGAACTCTTCCTGGGACATCCCAGCGATGTCCGCGAACAGCGCAAGCTGCTCACCGCCTTGGCGCACCGCCTTGTCGATGGCGATAAACGAGCGGCCAATCGCGCTGCCAGCCGTCTCCGCTCGCTGCCCAAGCTCCGCGACCGATGCGGCGAGGCCCAGGACTTCCGCGCTCGACAGCTTGTAGGCCGTCGTGGACTGCGCGATGAAGGTCGCCGCACGGAGGATCTCGTTCTCCGTCGAGGCCGTCTTGTTGCCCAGGTCCACCAGGGCCGAAGCGAACTGATCGACCGTGCTGGTCGCCTCGCCCGTCAGGTTCTGAAGGCGAGCGATGGCGAGTGCTGCTTCCTCACCCGTCAGGGTCGGCGCGGCGATGGTGAGCTTGCCCACCGCATCCGTGAACTTCAGGATGTTCGCGCTGCCTTGGATGCCAAGCTGACCAGCGGCCTGACCGATCTCCAACAGGGTCGCTGTCGAGGTGGCAACGCGAGTCGAGAGTTCCCCGATGTCTCCGGCAAGCTGTCGAAGCTCATCCCCGGCGAGGCCCGTGGTCTTGCCGATGCCGACGATGCCCTGTTCAAACTGAGCCATCCGGCGCACGAAGCTCGTCACGCCAGCGACGGCGGCGAACCCCGCTGCTAGGTTCTGCACATTGAGGGCGGCACTCTTCGCGCTTTGAGCGACCTTCCCGGCTGCCACCTGGAAACGCCGCGCCCCAGCCTCGGCCCCCGTGGGGTCAATCCCTAGACGAAGCGTTGCGACATTCACCATGCTCTACCCCTTGTCCTGACTGCTGGACTTCTTCTGATGCCACCGCAGCCAGACCTGATCGAGCGCGGTGATGAAGCCATAGTAGCGGGTGCGATCAGCCGACGAGTTTGCGCCGATGATCTCCAGGTAGGCCGCGATGGCCTGCGGCTGGATCGGCTCTACGCCGCTGCCACGCAGACGGGTCGGGTGCAACGCCCAGAACGCTTGCCAGAACGCCTCAAGCTCCGGCAGATAGCGCGGCCTCTTGTGCAGCACCTCGACGGGGCGGCCTGTCCGCCGCTGCGCGGCTTCCAGGTTGGCTTCGTATTCGCCCCAATCGAGGAACCATTCCAGCCGCGAAGTTAGTTTTTTGCCGCGTCCTTGTCGGCCTTGAATCGGTAGTGCGCGACCTCGCTGGCCTTGATGATGACGAACTTGTAGAGGTCCGCCAGGGCTTCGTCTGAGAGCAGCGCGTAGCTCGTCTCGACCGACCATTCCAGCGGCTCGCCGTCATCGTCCTCGATGCCTTCCCAGCCGAGCAGCACCGTCTCAGCGACGGCCATCATCGTCAGGTTTTCTCGGCTGATGTCCTCGTTGCCAGCGGCCTTTTCGCCGTCCATCAGTTCGCGCAGCCGCGAGTCGAAGCTGGCGTTGCCGATGCGAGCGATCAGGAGCCGAACGCCTTGGGTCCAGTCGAACCAGACACCTTCGTTGGAGCGTTGCGGATCGACCTTGAGAGAGTTGAGCTTGACCATGCCCCGGAGCATAACGAAAAACGCCCCGCAGCCGAAGCCACGGGAAGCATGGAGGTATCTAGCCCAGGTTCCAAACTCAGGTCAGCGCGATCCACGCTGCCCGAAGCATCGACCAGAAGATCAAGCCAAGCTGGGAGAGGCCGATGGCGATGCCCCAGCCAATCACACAAGCCAGGGCAAGGTGGCCGAACTTTTCCCCGACGCGCTCAGGCCGCTTCCAAGACCGTCTGAGGGCCGATCTCCCGCAGGGGTCTGACCAGACTGCTGAGGGCCGATCCGCGCAGCACGGGCCGCTGCTGGCAGCCCAGCAACGCAAGCGGGGCGACAGCCTCTCTCCAAGCTGCCGCCCCTAAGTCCCAGGTTGCGTCTGTTCCTTTTCTGCCCCTTCCCCTCAGAAGGGCCGCGCCCGATTACGCGGCGTTGAACAGGTGAACGCCCATCGTGGCTGCGTCGGTTGTGTCGTACAAAGCTTGCCACGACAGATCAACGATGATGTCCTGGTTGCGACCGCCCGTCACGCGACGGCCAGCCGTGAACTCGATGTTCGGGAAGTCGAACACGAAGGCGTTGCCGCGAGCGTCCGCCTCATCCGACACGCCAATCGCCAGACGGCCAGCCGTGTTGTTGAGGTAGGCGTTCATCTGGTCAAGCCCCTCGGTCGCGGTCAGGTAGATCTGAAGGTTGCCCGTCACCACCAGATCGCCCGGCTTCAGTTCTTCGGGGCCGAAGGTTCCGAGGCAGTACCGCTGGCGGATGTTGTTCGCCACCGAGAAGCTGGCTCCGACCGCGCAGATGTCCGCGCCGTTGTAGCGCACGAACTGCACACCGTCGATGGAGGTCATCGCAGCAAGGTTGCTCGATGCCGTGGTCGAATCCGGCGAAGCCTCGCTGACCTCGCTCACGCCAACGATGTCGAAGCTGTTGGTGATGATGTCCTGGCCTTCCGCGCTGAACTCCCAGGCGTTGACCGCGCAGCCGCCGAACTTGGCAGCGTTGCTCAGGTCGTTGTATTCGCGCTGGAAGTGCAAGGTCTTGAAGTTCGTCTCGACACCCGTTCCCGTGGAGTTCTTCGCAGCCGCGCCGCGCACAATGTTGAGGGTCACCGCGCCATCGCTGATCGTGCCGTCCACCGTCATTGTGGTCGAGCTTGCAGCCGTGACCTTGTACCAGCCGTCCTCGGTCGAATCGGTGTTGCCCGTAAAGTGAACCCAATCGCCCACGACGGGATCGTTCGTGGCGAAGCTCGTCACCGTGAAGGTGTTGCTGCTCCAGGTTCCGCTCGCGGAAGCGTCGATAATCTCGATCTGCGAGGACTGCGAATACGCCCCCGCGATCATCGCGTAGCGGAAGAAGTCTCCCACGCCGGGGTTCGTCAGAGTCCCGAAGTAGCAGGACGAAGCGATGTTGCCCGACACGCCTCGGTTCGTGCGGTTCAGTTCGCGCACATCACGCAGAGAGCGGATCTCCGGCGTAGATGCGAACGAGGTGTCTTGCCCGAGGGATTCGGCGGTGATGCGCAGAACATCGTATCCCGTGCCGGGATCTACCCCGAAGGTGGATTCTTCTGCGTAAGAAAGCGTAACTCGGTTAGCGTCGGCCATGGTCTATGCGTCGTCTGAGTACCAGGGAACGGAGATGTTGAGTTGGAACCACGCGCCATCCCGGCCAACATTGGTTACTGAAGGCGACTGAAACACCACCGTCGTTCCCGAGTTGGTGTATGTCGTGTCGCGGAAAGCTGTCACGATGGAATCGGCAGCTTCGTAGGCCAGCTTATCGCCCAACTCCGCCTGTACAAAGACGGAAGCCAAGGCGATGCCAGTTGTCCTGGCCCCCGAGCAGCCGATCTCGCGGCCCTCGGACAGCCCAGGAAGCACGGAGAAGCGACACCAGCGGCTTCCGCTGACATCCGGCTCCGTGAAAGGCGCGTTGTCGTGCGCCACGGTGAAGTTCGACAGGACGCTTCCGACCTCATCATCGAACTTTTTGCTGATGGCTTGGGCTACGCTCAGGAAAGTCATCGTCAGCCTCCGAAGTTCTGGTTCAGAAGGTCGTTAACGGTGCGCTCAAGCATCTGCGCCCCCGCATAGCTGGCCCATCCGTCGTTGATTCGCACCGCGTAGACGGCGTTGTTGGTAAGCCAGGACTTCTCGTAGGGCTTCAACTGAGCCGCCGCGTTCGCAACGCGGGAAAGGTCGGGGACGGGCGCACTCGCGCCTTCCTTGCCGACAGTACCCTTGGCTGGTTGTCCAGCCGTGGCTTGCCAGTTGTTGCGGAGGTAGCCCGTATCGACAGGCGTGTAACTCGTCAGCCGCTCCCATGCGTCGAACATAAGTTTGATCTGGATGTCCTTCACGCGCTCCGGGTTCGCCGCCACGAACGCGCCGACCTTTGCGTTGAACTCCGCGTAGTTCGCCACGACCTTCGCCATTACGCTGCCCCCATCCGTCGAGGAGCCATCAGCACTTCGTACACGGCGATCTGGTCGCCCGAGTAGACGCGGTTGATGTCCGTGATCTGCCAGGAAGTCCCGTCGAACTCCACGCGCTGCCCCGTGTCGAGCCGATCAGAGAAGCCCGAGGGCAGATCCTGGTCGGGGATCAAAATGCGAACGCGGCCCGTCCGCACCACCTCGCCAAGCTCGTACCGCTTCTCGTACTCCGGGGGGCTGCACTTCACGACCTCCGTTGTCTCGACAGCCGGAGTCGTTTCGCGGGTGTCGGGATCGTAGGTTCCTTCCTTCGTGTTGTAGAAGGTCAGGTTCTTGCCGAAGCGCGTGATGATGTCCAGCGCGACAGCCCGGAGGTTGACATCGAGGGTCATCCGCGAACGATCTGGCCGAGGGGAACGAGATAGCGGCGGAGGATCAGATCCACCTTGCGGAATCGCTTGGACGAAGACTTCGTGCCAAAATATTCCTTCCGCTCACGAAGCGAGCCGACGCTGACATCCTCGACCTTAAGGTTCTGCCCCTCGTCGGTGTCAGGGATCAGCGCACTCGTTCCGTCCGCGTCGGGAAGGTCTGCGCCCTGAAGGTGTCGCCAAGCGAACTCCATCGTCGCTCGCTTTACCGCGTCGGGGATCTCGTCTGCGTTGACATCCCAGCCTTCGCTCGTCACGACAGCTTGCCGGGGCCAGTCGAGGGCTTGCGTTGAAGACCATCGATAGCCGCGCCAGCGGGGGCCGTAGATCGCGTCTACCGACTGCGTGGCTTCGCGCAGATACCGCTGCTTCAGCGCGTCAGAAAGGCTCGTCCACGCGGTCTTGCCACGGAAGTAGTTTTCCGTGTACTGATCCGCTTCCGCGACCGTCAGGTAGCTGTTAGCCGTGGCCGATCCGCTGCCCGTCTCCACGACGAAGGTGGCAGCCATCAGTCGGCCTCCGGCTCGTCGGCCTCCGCGTCATCTGCGTCTTCCAGCAGATCCTCGACGGCCTCTTCCATCACCGTTTCCGGCTCCGGCTGCTGCTTCTCCGCAGCTTGTTTCACAACATCGCTCCACTTCATCGCTCGTCCTCCGTGAATGGGAAACGGAGGGCAACCGCGAGGCTGCCCCCCGCTGGGGAATGTCAAGCCGCTAGGCGGCTGGGGGGATTACGGGTTCTCCACGCGGACGGCGAGGCGCGGGTCCAGGGTCTTGACACCGTAGAGGCAGTCAAGGGCCACATGGACTTGCGACGAGTTGCCGACATAGTAGAGACGCGAACGGAGCGCGAGGCCCGTCTGCGGGTCTTGCACGACCGCGACCCGTGCGCCGAGTTCGTTGCCGATCTCAGGCAGCGGAGCCATCGCCAGGGCGAAGGCGTTGCGGTGGTACGCGAGGCCCACTTCGGTCTCGTCATCCGAAACCAGCGTCACGACCTCATTATCAGCGACCGCTGCTTGGAGCGGCGGCGAGATGGCGACGGTCGCAGCGTTGGCCGCGATGGTGACATCAGCGGTGACGGCGTACTCGGTCGTGTGACCAGCAAAGGTGAGCGTGTCACCAGCGAGAATCGTGCCAGTACCGAGAGCGTCCAGCGCGATGCTGGTTGCGCCCTTGGCGTATCCACTAGCGTTATTGACCGCGCCAGCGAGATCGGTAGTCGTGCCGGAGGTGTGCGACGGGCAGTTCTGCGCGGCATAGAGTTCCATGCCGAACTTCGTACCCATGCGACCGCTGATGGCGGTCTGGACACCGAGTTCACCCGCGCCCTGGTGCTGCGTGAAGATCGCGTCCGCCAGCAGTTCCGACTCCATGGTGGAACCCATGCCGAAGTACAGGTTGCCCATGTTCAACGGAACTTGGTTGTCAAACATCTTCTTGCGGACAGCGGCCAGTTCGGCAGCAGCCGTAGCCGTACCCCACGCGGTACGCGCACCCACATCGGTGTACAAAGCCCAGAGGGCAGCGTCGATGTTGTTCGCCAGAGCGTAAGCGGCGGGGCCGATATGCTCTTGGATGATGCGCTCGCCCGTGTAGGCAAGCTCCTTGTCGGTCAGCGCGAACTTGACCTCTTTCCATTGGTTAAGCGTGATGTCCACCGACTCGGTATCAAGACCGACTGCGGTATCCGGCGCGTCACCGACCGTGAAAGTTCCGGGGCGGCGAATGGAGATGGTGTCACCCAGGCCGCGAGAGCGTTCTGCCTCAAAGCCACGGTGAACGGTGTTGGCAATGCCAAGAGTGTTCTGGAGCCAGACCAGAGCTTCCTGTGCGTAGAAGATCGGGTTGTAAACATCCAGAACGGAAGAGCCTACTGCTGCGGCCATTGTTTTTTTCCTGTTGGGTCGTTAGGTGGGTCTACGAGCGATGGGCAGGATGCTGCTCGACCTCAAAAGCGACTCCGGCCTTTTCGGCACGGGCCTTCGCCTCTTGGTACTTCGCAGGATTCTTGCCGTCTTCGTAGCTGAGTCGAATGGGTGCGCCACCACCACCACGGCTTCCCACCGACGAGCCGATTGAACCTCCTCCCGAGGCTCCCGACCCGCTGAACGCTGGCGCGAAGGTTTCGTTGGATCGCAGACCTTCAACTAGCTCGTCGATGGTCATGTTGTCCACGGAACCCGTCTTCATGCTAACGCGGGGTTCGCCGTTGTCACCAACAACCACGACGCGATAGCCGTTCTCCGATTCCTCAAGCCGCGTCTGCGACTTGATGTGCGGCAGGAGCAAGTCCACATTGCCGCCGTGTTTCCGCAGCGCGTCCACCGTTGCGTTGTGGATTAGCTGCTTCTCAAGCTCGCCTTGGAGCTTGGTGACGCGGCCATCAGCCGCCGAGAGGTCGTTCTGGAACTTGTGCTGAAGCTCTTTTTCCCGCGCCTCCAATCTTTCCTTGAACTTCTTGTCCGAGTCGATTCCGCCGTTGGCGACGGCTTCCAGCGCAGCCGATGCCGCGTCGGGGTCTACGCCTTCAAACTTCTTGGCGATTTGCTCAAACTGGCGAGCGCGAGCGCGTTCCGATTGAAGGGCGTTCTTCAGGCCGTGGACATCTTCCAAGGCCCAGCCATCTGACGGTTCAACATCCAGCACGAACCGCTCGCCATCCTGGCGGTAGAGTCCGTGCAAACCGCTGTCGATCCCGTCCAGCGAAGTGAGGATTGCTTTTAAAGGCATAGTCGCATCATAGGCTTCGGGGTCAGCGTTTTGCTAGTCCTGGCTCAGTAGCGCACGGGCCAATCCTCGGTCGGCTCCGCATCTGGCTCATGGTCAGACAAGTCGATCTGCACCTCCGGCGACAGCCCACGGATGTGCCGCGCCAGCGCGAAGTCTTGATTCTGGTGCTTCACCTCCGCGCCGATTTCGACCAGGAATCGCCAGCCCTCGTTCCATTCACGGGCGGCTTCTTCCCCTGCGCCATCGTCTGAGCGCACCTCGCCCTCGCTGATCGACCAGGAGACACCATCTAGAGTGAGTCGGATCACTTGAAGCTCCCATCTGTTGCCCACTCCCTCATCGCTGGAGGCATCGACTTGTACCAGCCGTGCTGCTCGATGGGGACTCGGCGGAAAAGGTTGAGCATGAAGTCGAACGCCTCCGGGTCGCGCATCATCAGCGTTGCCGGATCGCGGAATAGCTGTTCGGTCAGCATCGAGCTTATTTCCGTCCCAGCCAGCTTCCCATCTCCGAAGAGATAGGCGCGGCCCGTGTAAGGCTGTGTCCAGTCATCTCTCCACCCCTTCGGCCCATACTGGCCGCCCACAAGCCCGGTCTTCGCTTCCAACGCGAACTCGGTTGCCTTGGGGTCGATGAACTTATTGCGCCGCGCTCGATACTTCAGGAACGCTCGCGCCTGTCTCGCAAACTGCTCGTCTTCGACGATGTGCATAAACTCGTGGACAAAGATGGCAACCTCATCGTCCGAGGCCAGCACCGCATAATGGTTTCCGCGATGCTGGATAGCGTTCGCCGTCGTGCCTTTGCGCGCCTTCGCCACATTCGCAAAGACGGTCGGCTCGCCATCGTCCCGAAGGATCATGCGCTCCATCCAGGACGCGGCATCGTCCACCTTCGACCGAAACGCTTTGTCAGGCGTAAGTGCCTTAGACCATGAACGCTCAGTCGGGTACAAGGCTCCTTTCTCAAACACCTCGCGTTCAAGCCTGAAGCCGTCTTTGCCGTGCGCCATCAGATCGTGGAGCTTCGGCTTCAGCTTGTCCGCAGCCTCGCTGTATCGCTGTTTCACCGCCTCCCACTTGGCCTTTTCGCCGCGATAGGCCGCGAGCATTTTGTTGGCGGAATCGATCTCCGCCTGAGAGGCGATCCCCTGTTCGGCCCGTCTGCGAACCCGAGACACTTGGCCCCAATCTATGACGGAATCCTTGGCCTCGCCAGCGATCATCACTTCCTGCTGCAACGCACGAAGCTCGTCCATCTCCTTCCCGTAGAGCCGCTCTGCCTCCCTGCGGATGCCCTGCGGCGTGGACAGGTCGGGCGGCGGTGGCGTGGCGGCAGCGGCAGCGGCGGCGGGAACTGCTGGCTTTGCGATCTCAAGCCCCTCGCGCTTGGCAAGCTCCGCCAGCGACAGCCTTCGGCCATCGTCGAAAAAGCGGTCGAACTTGACCTTGCCTGAGCGCAGCAGCTTCCCTCGCGTCCGACCCAGGATCTGATCCTGCACGGCTGCTGGCTGCTTCTTGAGCCACGAACCGTAGGTCAGTTTCTTCGCGCTGAAGCCCGTCAGGCCCGTCTGGACATCGCGAAAGGCTCGACCGCCCACACGCTTGTCGCTGGCCCCCGTGATGCCAAGCTCTTCCCAGGACTTCGTGACCGGGACGGTGGTGGAGCGACATTGGTGGTGCGCCGGAGGGTAGCGTTCCTGGCCAAGCGGCCACTCCTTGCCGTCCAGGCTCATGCAGATATCGGTCGTGCGCGAGTCCAGCGTAGACATCCAGCGCACCGCCTTGATGACCGAGGCGTTCTCGGCGTAGGTGGCAGCGCGAGCGTTGTTCGTCACGCCCGAGACGGAAGTGCGGACCAGGGCGCGAGCGTTGCGGCGGAGGGTCGCCATGTTGGACGATCCCCTGAACGCATCCCGAGAGCGGCCCAGGACGCGCCGTGCGATGACATCGACAGGTTCCCCGGCAGTCAGGCCAGCGGTGATCGTGCGGCGCACACCGAGGGCCGTAGAGCGTTCCAGCCCCTTCCACCAGTCGGCGTAGAACGCACCTCCGTAGGGCTTCTTCAGCGCGGCCTCGCGCAGCACGGCTGGCGACGGAACGCCGAACTTGATGTCCAGCGGGACGGCTTTGCCCAGGCGAGAGACTTGCCACTCGGCTTCCAGCTTGGCGAGATCCAGTATTTCAGGAATCTGGCCGTCGCGCATCTTTGCGAAGCCGGACGCGGCGATCTTGTCCAGGGTCTTCAGCAGGGCGGTGTACCGCTTCGACCGCCAGGGCGACCGTCCGGGAAGGTGAGCTAGGCGTTCAAGCTCGCGCTCAAGCTGGGGCCGGATGTCCTGATCGATGACCGCCACGACCTTCCGCACCTCGCCGTTCGCAAGCTGCTGAAGCCAGATCGCGTGACGCAGCGCAGCGTCCTGAAGCTCATCATTCGCCGTCATCGCCTTCCGGCTCGTCCTCCGGCTCGCTCTCCTGCTCGTCAATCATCCGGCGCATCTCGGCCAAGTCCTCATCGCCCAGCGCGTCGGCCTCCTCCGCAGCGTCCACCGCGTCCGACAGGATGCCGCGCCGCTTGATCTCGTTCAGGAAGGTGGCGTGGCTGATCTCGCCAGCCGCTCGCATCGCCAGCAGAAGCTTCGCGTCACCGTCGCGGGACTGCGTGATCGTGAAATCCGAGAAGATGTTGACCGCGTACTCAGGAAGCTCGACCTTCTGCCATCCAGCGGCGATCTCGATGGCTTGCTCAAGCGCGTTCTCAAGGTCGCGCACCCAGGTCTGCACCGCCGACTGCGACTTGGACTCGTCCAGGACGCGTCCCGTGGCCGTCTGGTTGCCCGTGCGCTCGATGAACGGGGTCAGGCCCAGCGTCTCCATCCGGGCCTCAAGCTGCTCCAGGTCGCGCTCGCCTGACTGGATCGCCGCGCCGGAGTGTTCGACATACTGAAGCCGCGCCTCCGGGTTCGTGCTGGCGATCATCTGCGTCGGGCCAATCGTGATGCCCTGCTCGACCTCTTCTTCTTGGAAGCCGCTGCCGAACAGGATGCCCACGCGAGCGAAGCGGAGGATGTTCCGCTGGTCTGAGAGCGACTGCCAATGCGCGAGGTTCAGCCACGCCAAGTCCTCAAGCGGCGGCAACGCCTCCATGTCGCCCGTGCGGTTGGCGTAGAAGGTGACGAGCGGGACTATGCCCAGCGTGTTCGCGCCTTGCTCGACCAGCTTGAAGTCGCCCTCGTCATCCTCTTGCCAAAGCTGCCACTCTTGCGGTCGCACGACGCGAATGCGGTAGGCGACCTTCTCACCGAACTCGCCGTCCGGCACGACCACCCGCTCGCGGAAGCGGATCTCGATGAGCTTGCGCTCGCCGTTCGTTCCCGGCTCATGCCGCCAGCCGATCAGATCGACGGGGCTAATGCGCGTCATGTACGGGCGGACTCCCAA